CTCCGATACTCCGCTTCCCGTTGCCGCCGATCACGCTTGTACTGGTCTATCCGCTCGATTTGTCGACAAAGATAGGCCACCGTATCAGACGGCAGTTCCCTCCGGTTGCATCTCATCATGTGTCCCCCCTATCACTCTACTATCGGCCGGACAACACCCGTCTGGGCGAGCGGGGCCGCCGGGGATCTTTGGGTGGCAAAATACGCCTCCACCGAATCCAAGTCAATTAGGTATTTGGTTCCTACCCTTGTGGATGGGATAGCTCCAGAGATCACAAGACGGCGCAGAGCCGTTTTTGTAATCGCGGAATTCGGATCAACCACTTTCATCTCTTCCGCTGCCTGGGTAATAGTTCGCATTCGCACTTTCTTCCCTCCGTTTTTTGTTTTTTATGGTTTGCTCTTGCAAGCTCTGTTATCTTGTGTTATTATCATAGCATCAATGTTTGAGAAATGCAATTCACTTATACTTCGAGGTTTATATTATGGAAAACAGAAATATACTTCTGCTTAATTTTGCCCGCCGGCTACACGAGCGAAGAAAGCAACTTGGAAAGACACAAGCAGAGCTTGCCTCTGAGATAGGGGTAAGTCCTCGCATGATCAACGCGTGGGAGAATCAAGAAAAACAGAGCGACCCCAAAACTTCCAATATTTTAGCCCTTTGCGAGGCTCTACAGTGCAACTACGAATTCCTATTCGGAAATGATCCAGAGGCCCCCCCCTCTGGAAAGCACAAATTCATTCATTCGGAAACAGGCCTATCCTACAAAGCAATAGACCGGCTGTGTTTACTCCACCTTCTGGAGGAAAACGATAATACTATTCAGTACATCAACCGTCTTTTATTGAATCCTTATTTTGCTACTGCCGTACAAAACCTGGGGCTATCAGCCAATCTGCAAGCAAACTGTATTAGGAGAGACAGCGCACTCCCAGCCTGGGAGGATGAAGACTCTCTCACAGCCTCCCAGATAACCACTCTTGCCGAAATACGCAAAGATTGGCTCACGGCAATAAACGAAGAGATAGAAAAAGACACCTTTGGGAAAGTTGTGGAGCTATCTCCCGATGAGTTGGCCCGGTATTATTACATATCAGGCAAGGACTACATAACGGAGGCTATTGCAGACATATACAAAGACATGACAAACGAATCCCAAAAATAAAAAACGCCCCCAGCTCATACCAGCCGGGAGGCGTGTGGCATGGGAGTGTTGGCGCACTCTCAGGCCGATGCAGTCAAACACACAACCGCCCTTGTATCTTACCACGGGCGGCCCAAAATGACAAGGAGGCAATCATGGCAAACATAACACAGAGAGACAGCAAGGGCGGCACATCCTACCTGATCCGCTCCTCGTGCGGATACAATACCCAAGGCAAGCAGATCGTCAAATCCATGACCTGGACCCCTTCCCCTGGGATGACGCCCAAACAAGTGCAAAAAGAGCTAAACCGACAAGCCGTACTGTTCGACGAAAAATGTGCCGCCCAAGGCCAGGAAAGCGGTAACATCAAATTCCAGGCCTTTGCAGAGCAATGGCTTGAAGAATACGCAACGCCTAACCTCCGCACCCGAACCGTGGCCCGGCTCCACCAACTGGAGGCCCGGACCTATGCAGCCATCGGCCATATCCGCATCGACAAGCTCACCGCCCGTCACGTTCAAAAATTCATCAATAACTTGGCAGAGCCGGGGATCTCCACCGTAAACGACAAGGCCAAAGCAAAGGGCGGACTCACCTCCCTGCTGGCAGACATGAACCTCACCCAGAAGGCTCTGGCCGAAAAAGTTGGCGTGTCCCGCTCGGTGCTGTCCGCTGTTTGCAGAGGGGAAAGCACCTCCTTTGCATCGGCCGAAAAGGTTGCCAGAGGCCTGGGGCGGCCCGTCTCAGAACTCTTCACGATTACAAAATCAAAGACCACACTCTCCCCGAAAACTCTGGCTCACTACCTGTCCTTCGTCTCCGACGTCATGCAGTACGCCGTCCGGTTTGACATGATACAGGATAACCCCTGCCGCCGTGTGACTATCCCCAGCGGCCCCAAAGAAGCGCGGGACATCTACTCCTTGGAGGAAGCCCAGAGGTTCCTGGACAGCCTGGAAAACGCCCCCACCAAGTACCGGGCATTCTTCACCCTTGCAATCTATGGCGGCCTCCGACGGGGCGAAATCCTGGGCCTGGAGTGGTCGGACTTGGACTTCCAAAACCAAATAATCAGGATCCAGCGGACAAGCCTGTATACCAAAGGGCTGGGGACTTACACGGACACCACCAAAAACAAGACCAGTACCCGGACCCTCAAGCTCCCCGCCGCTGTGTTCGCTGTCCTTCGGCAGCATAAATCCGAGCAAGCAGAGGACCGATTAAAGCAGGGCGACCACTGGCAGGATCACGACCGGCTCTTTACCAACCTCAACGGGGATCCCATGCACCCCAACACCCCATATCACTGGCTCAAGCGATTCTGCTCAGAGACCGGGCAAAGGTTCCTGGGTGTCCATGCGTTCCGGCATTTGAACGCCTCACTTCTGATCAATTCCGGTGCAGACGTTGTCCTGGTATCCAAGAGCCTCGGTCACTCTCAAGTGTCCACCACGCTCAACATCTACAGCCACTCATTCGAAGAAGCCCAGGCGCGGGCGAGTGAAGCCGTGGCGGACCTCCTTACATTTGAAAAACAAGCATAAGAAAAAGGGCTGTACCCCGAGCGGGTACGGCCCTATTTTTAGCCCGTAATGAACAAGTAATGAACAATTCATATTTTGCAGAGAAATGGAGAAACCGAAAACCCTTGACAGACAAAGGTTTTCGGCTCAAACTAACTGGTGCGGATGACGGGACTTGAATGGACTTGTTTTCCTTTCATATCCCTTCACAAACCTCGAAAACCCTTGATATTATTGACTTTTTTCTTGTTACAATTTTGCAACCTTCCATGAGTTTTCGCAGGTTTTCACCGCAGTAATGAACAAATAATGCACAATTTCACTCTCAAATACGGGAACAGAGCAAAGCACCGGCCATTATTCCACTGCGACCAAAACAACAGTCTCAGCACTATAGTCCACAATGCCATATGCCGTATTCTTCACGACCGCATTGAACACATTTGTTCCCGAGAATGTTTCAGAAATGAAGAAGTCACCAATTTCCACAGTCCAACTACTTCCCGCGTTAGCAAGAATTTGGTTGACTTCTTCGACATCACTTTCTGTCATAATGTCTCGTCTTGTTGCGGAAATAAACTCATAGGAATCTGGATTATTCATTTGATCCATAATCAGCGCAGAAAACTCATAGCACTGATTATCGAAGGAATTGAAATTATAGTCAATCCACTCATTTCGTTCGCTTTTATAGTCGGGGCTGGTGTAAGTAATAGAAATGCTGCCATTAGTGGAGATATCTGCAATCACAAGATTACTACTTTCTCCGTCCTCTTTGGCAACCACACAAACAAGAGTATCAACGGAATTAGCTATCACAGCCTCTGAGATATCTTCAAGGATAGCGTTTACCTGCTCTTCGTCGTTGTCACAAGTAAAATGGATATAAACCTCATTTTCATGACTGATCGCTTCCAACGTTGCACCTTGAGCCTCTACCGCTGTCCAAACAGCCTTATCAAAGTCAGTGACTACAAAGTCGGGGACCGTTACTTTTTCGGGCTCTTCAATGGAAACTGATTCTTTTTCTGGTTCACCTTCTGAATCCTTAGGCATTATTGCAGAAATTACAAACAAAGCAATAACAACGATTAGAATTATTTTGCCTTTAGATCTCTTTTTCTTTGGTTCTTTGGCTTGTTGCGGCCCTGTGTTAGACATTGGAGCTGAGGCGGGCTCAGACACCATAACCGGCGGATCAACTTCCAATCTTAATTTTTCATAAAAAAACCTATTCAATTCTGCATAACTTTTTCTGCCGTTCTGAAATGTTATCGCGACGCTATAGACTTCGTTGCTCCGCTTTCCCTGTACGTCAAGCAAGTCAACTCTGCTCACTGTTTCGCGGTTCAAATAAATGGCCTCTTTTTTAAATCCAGAACCACCCAAAAAACTCAATCCTTTTTTAGGATCAAAAATAACTGAGCTCCCCTCATAATCGCCCTTAGTTACGATATTTATTTTCACCATAATATGGCCCCCCAAAAACTCTTTTTATAAAACTATACTTTACTCGCCTGCCTGATCTCTCTGAATAGTCTCTGCTATCGCCCGGCCGATAAACCCATTCACCGACTCACCCCGAGCGGCAGCGTGGGCCTGAATGGCTTCCTTTTCTCCTTTGGGAACCCTCAGTTTTATTTCATCGTACGCCTTTGCATTCCATTTGTCTTTAACTGCGCTTGAAGTTTTTCCCATAGCGCCACCTCTTCCCTGTTTAATCGCTTATATTGTATCACAATTTATGTACTGGGTACAGTATGCAACTTGTACAAAGCATACTGGGGACATTCGTGCAATCCGTCAATTTACATACTGGGTACAGTATGCTATATTATACTCACAGAGGGGGGCCGGGAAACGCATTCCCCAGTAGGTCAGAGGACACGAACGGACTCACGCCCCGCCCCCCAGAATCCAACAGGAGGATATCTCGTATGTGGTACACGGTAAGCTACGAGCTCTGCGGCAAGGCCCGCAGCAGACGGGTAAGCTGGATCCATCTGCCCGCTTTGGTTGCCTGGATCACCGGCACCGCAGGTTGCGAGTTGCTCCACGTTGAAGCCATCGAAACGGAAGAGGAGGAAACGCCATGACCAGCAACATCATCCCAATCAGCCAACACCGCAACGATGCAGACGCCTTCCTGCGGATCTGCAACAGCCCCGCCCAGCAGGCCAGACGTGAGGGACGGCGAAAGGCTCACCAGCGGAAGACCCAGAGGATCACCCTCACCACCTACGCCGGCTTGATCTCAGCCGGGGCCGTCCTGGGTTACATCCTGGGGGCCATCGTCTGACAAAGGAGGATCACCCATGAGGTACGATACCAGAGCCGTCATGCAAGAGGCATGGAGCTTCCAGCGGAAGGGAGTCCAAGACTTCGCCCTGGCCCTGCGAATGGCATGGGACAACGCCAAAACCCGCCGGGAGGCCAAAGAGGCCGCCGGGATTCGCGAGGCAACAGACACATGGTCCGGGTGGCGAGACCAGGGCCTTGAGGTAGTCCACGGGAGCACGGCCTTGTACAAGATCAATCTGATTGATCCCACCACCAGAAACGGCCACCGGCTGACCTGCTACTTTGGAGCGTCCCAAGTCGCCCAACCGGCCAGCATATAAAAAGCGGGCTCCCGCAGCCGTGCAACTGCGGAAGCCCTACTCAAAGAGGAGCGTGAGGGCCCGTCAGCCCTCTGGACAACTCAGTATACCACACATAGGGGGTATATGCAATGCAATCAAAGGACATACTGCCCAGCGCACGGGGCTGCACCGGCTGCGCACATTGGCGCGCCATACTGAGGGGCTGGAGCGCGAATCCGGTAATGGCTTGTCATTACCTACTCGACACCGGCAAGGTGAGGGGCTGCCTCCCTCTCGAGTGTAACAAAAGGGAGGAGGTGCACACTGCATGAGCGACAACGATTACAAAAACCATGTTGCCATAGAGACAGGCAACATTTGGGCGCTGGCCCGCAGCTTAGAGCGAGAGCTTAACCAGGTTAGCCCAAAGGACGAGGAGTCTGCTACCTGTCTGGACGCCGCAATGTCGCTATCCTATATCCTGACGGACACCCTGGACGTCTTCAAAAAATACGTATACGAAGAGTAAGACAAGCCCCGCCGATCCCCGGCGGGGCTTTGCCCTATCCTTCACTTTGTCTTGTGCCGCTCGATCATCTTTTGCCGCGCCTCATCGCTGCCCCGATCCTCCCGGCACAGCCCCATCCGCTGGAGCATCCGGGCACGGGCCTGGGTTGCCGCGTCCTCCTGCTGCCGGAAGAAGAAATCCGCCGCGTCTGCGGGTCGAACGGTCTTGCCGTTGCGTTTTGCATCCATGTCCTCACCCCCTCTTTTTTAGGCTCTGCCGCACTTCACTGGGGAGCACCGCACCACTACGTACATACACCTCTGCTGCCCTGGCTCTGGCAAGGCCAGCCCTGGCCCTGTCAAGCTCTGTCTGTGCTATCTCCGATCCCCTTGGAGCACGAAGGGGGGTGAACCGGACTGCAAACGCCGGGACTGTATCAAACTGCCCTGTATTGGCCCCGGCCCTGAGGATCACGGACAAAAGGCGATGGAGGTTATGCCTTATCATGTGCTGCTGGATTCGCCCCACATAGCTGTGCCATGTCTCCAGGTCTGCCGGAGCATTGGATGAAGTCAACGCCCCAAGCTGGTCCCGTCGGAGCCAACGCCGTCCAAATAAGATACTTGTAGGGATGCTGGTCACCGCCGACAGCATACAACCAGCGGAATATATGACATCCGGGACCCCAGCAACCGAAAACGATGCAAAGCCGTAGTCCTCGCCTTCTCCGTCCACAATGACGGTGTTGAGCATCCCTCGGGCCATATCCAGGGCTTGGAGTCGCTGGATCACCTGGTTTTCTCCGTCCTCCGTCGCCAGGATATCCGCAAGTCCCTGCATCCGATAAACGCCTTGCCCGAGCCTCTGCAGGAGGCCGACAGCTCCCTTGTGGGCCTCCTGGTAATCGTCCAGGGCCTCCCGTATGCGGTAATACAATGGGATCCCCCAATAGTCTGCGTTGCTGGACCGCTCGGGGGCCACCTCATTGCGGAAGACCAGGCAGCGACTTGCATGGACAGCAAAACAGCCCCGGATGCTCTGTACATGGAACCTTTCGGGCTCGACAGAGGCGACCTCCGAGCGGTCATAGACCACCAGGCCGTCAATCCTTGTCACCTTCTCCACGTTTAGGGAATCTTCGAGACCACTGCCGTCATCGGCCAGCATGACCACCAGGGAACCGCCGAACAACCTTGCCCACTTTATGGCGGTAGTGGCCGCAGTATCCCAATCCAAGGTAGCAAGGTCATCCTCGCACAAGTCCAGGGCAACCCGATCATGGAGGCCGTCCAGGGTAAAACCTGTGCGCATCGCCTCATCTGCTGGGCTGTCAATTATTTTTGCAAACAGGCCGTTTTCTGCGTATCGATCTGCTAAGAATGCGTCTGTGACTTGCAACTCCATATTGCCCATATTGCCATCCCCTTCCTTTTCTCCCGGGCATCCCCCAGGGCGGCCAGAACATCAATTCTGGTAGTTTACCCCCACACCCAGAAAACGCCTCACAGGGCCGTCAGCGGCCTCAGACGGGCTTGCCGCCCGAGCGGAACACCCGGCGGCCGTCCTGCTGATCCCCCCTGAAGTCCTCGGGGATAGGTGGCGGGGTCCAGGGTATGGAGTCATGCCGCACGGGGAGACCATACTTGTCATTGATGATAAGGCGGCCCGTCACAGAATGGAACCGCCTCAGCAGCTCACTCAAGACAGCGTGAAACTCCTGGTTGTGCTCGCCGCCCTTGATTATATGGACGCATTCATGGAGGACGACCAGGACCGCATAATCAGCCCCTTTGTCCATAGCCTCAACGGCAACGCCGACGGCAAAAAGGACACCGCCGTCCTCCTGGTGGTCAAAACAGCATACACCATCATTGAGGCGGTCCCCGCCCTCCTGATCCTGCTGCCGGTAGAGGTAAAACGTATCCAGGCCACGGTCCACTAACTGGGGCAAAAGGTCCGGTAAGGCGGCAAACACCTCCACCAGGACACCCTTAAGCTTCTCCATCTGCTGGGGATCCCCGCACCGGACAACCCCCAGGTGGTCCAGCCAGGCAAGGGTCCGCCCCTGGGGTGTTACCGGTCGCTGTCCCATCGCATCGCCTCCATTTCTGTCACAAATTTTCCTTGCATGAGTTCCGGGTCTCTGCCATTGTCCGGCAGGACAATCAGGAGATCCTCACCATTGTGCTTCCCACGCAGGACACCAGCACCGCCGTCATCCTGGCCCAGGTGGATAAACTCACCGGCGGACTTTGCCAAAAGTTCAGAGGCTTTCAGCCTGTCGGCTGTCCGCTGGGTGGAGTCGGTCAGAATATCGCACCAAAATGCTTTTACCACCTTCATGGACACGATTCTGCTATCAGCCGCGTGCTCCTGAAGGTCACGAATGTATTTCAGGACCTTATCATTCCTTAACAATCGGTTAGCTTGGACATGGGCTGTCCTGGCAGAAAAACCAGCATCTCGGGCCGCTTGGGTGGCGTTACCAGAGGCAGCATAGTACTCGCAGAATCGCCGTTGCCGCTCGGTCATGGGGATCCCCCCTCTTCCAGCTCCCGGGCCAGACGGGCCGCCTCCTTGTTGTGCTTTGCCAACGCCTGAAGCCGTGCCAATAGGACATCCCGGCACGTGGCCCCAGCTGGCAGATTGATACCATCCGCCCCCAGGAGGCCCCGGACGTAGTCAGAGGCCTCCTGATCCAGCAGCCGGCGAGCGGCAGCCTGTGCCAGTTTATCCATTTGTGTCGCCCCCTCCCAGCCGCGAAAAACGCTCTTCCATGCCGTCCACCCAGCGGAGGCCCAGTTCGGCCGTGTTGCTGCCCAAGACATCCGCCCGGATGGTTGCAAGGTCGGCCTCCAGGTCCTTCAGCGCTTCCCTGAAATCCCGCTGAAGTCCGTCCATGTCGGCTAAACACTGCCGCTGTTCGTCCAGCAGACCACGGAACAGCTCCAGCTCTTCTGGGCTGGGCTTAATCTCCAGGGCCTCCAGCTTTCCCAGCTCAAGGGCAGCCAGCCGGCGGACAGTGGGGGGCTGGTTTACGTCATCCCGCTGGGCGGCGAAGGCCGCAATCTTTGTCTGCCGCTCGTTATTGTCCATCTGGAGTTTTGCCCAAATCGCTTTTTCCAGGGCTTCTGCATCCCGCCTTGACTCGCCAAATGCTGCCTCACAGGCCGTGAAAGACCGGTGCAGCTCCTGCAATCTTGCATAATGCATTACGTGTACTATCCTCCGTTATTTGGTCAAAATTAAGTATTGTCGTCGTTCCCGGTGCGCCCCACAAGCGCATGAGTAATTTCCGTCTCCAGTGAGCGCAGCTCACTTTGCAGATTATGTAGCTGGTCGGCAAGGAGCCCAATCTTGATCTGCAAAGCCTCTGCGTGGCTCAATAGGTGCACATTATTCTCAGTTATCATTTCAAAAACCCTCCAAAACAAGCATTTTCGTACCCCATTTTCGTTTTTGCGTTAGCAGAAACGAAAATTCATGCAGACGGTGTCTTTATCTGTTTCCGTATCCTAATCTTTTTCCTAATTCATATCTTTTTCAGGCTTTTGACTCGGTTGCAGTTAGCTTCCAGTTAGCTTTTTTTGTTCCCGCGACCTCCCCTCTTCCCGTTGGCTACCCTGGCCTCATATCGCTGTATTGCTTTGTCGATATTAGGCCGCATCAGGTCAAAATACCCGGCTAAGACACCGGACAGGGTCGGCTCTATGCCCGAAAAAGCATAGTCCAGTATAGCCACAGCTACCACGCCCCTGTCCTCATCCGGGAGATGCTGTAGCGCATCATAAAACGACTTGTAAAACACAAATCCCGGCGGCATAGTCAACTCCTCCGATACTCCGCTTCCCGTTGCCGCCGATCACGCTTGTACTGGTCTATCCGCTCGATTTGTCGACAAAGATAGGCCACCGTATCAGACGGCAGTTCCCTCCGGTTGCATCTCATCATGTGTCCCC